AAGTAATGATGTACGTGGTTTTTGTTCTGGGAGGTAAGTCATTAAGTATTTCTTATTTGCCTCATCATATAAACCATCATGTGTTTGGATAGTAATCATTTCATTAAAAGTATATTGGATACCATTAGATTGAAGTAAAAATAATCCTCTATCAGGAACAGAAGCAAATGGGACTTTAGTATTAAACATATAATCCTCACCTAATTTTTCACGTCTCCAGTTATCAGTTTGTGGGATATATGATTCTTCATCTTCAGAACCCATTTTACCTAAATCATGATTTAAGGCAGAAAATACTAATTCCTCTTTAGTATAAGTTGAAACATCAGCACCCATTGTAGCCCATAAATCATGTAGGTGAAGAGCACAAGTAATAACTCTATTAACATGTTCTACATACCCACCCGGAAAAGCATTATGGTATTCTTTTTTATGAGCAGCAGGCATCAACATTAAACGCTCACTATATTTTTCATAAAACTCGATTAATTTTTCTTTACGAGGTGATGAAATATGGTCCTCAATAAAGCCCATCATTTTCACCCAATTTTGTTGGATTTGTTCTGCTGTTAAATTCATAATTAATATGGATTAATTTCTCCGGGTGATGTAGGTTCTTGTTGTACAAACGCTTTAGCATCGCTAATAGCTTCACGCATTGTAATTAATACTTCCTCTACTTGTTCTCTTGAACCACCACGATTTAAAAAGAAATGGATTTTCTCTATTTCCCCCTCGGTTCTTTCCAACCGTCTCATTATTATTTCTCTATTTTTCATATTTTATTCTCTTTTTTCCTTTTCCCGTGATTGGAATATAATATTGGAAGTAAGATACTCCAAGCTTAAGTTAAGAGAAGTTTTATAAATTCTAAATTCTTTTTGAGGTGTGAACACTTTTCATATTCCTCGTATTCTTGGAAATAATTTATTGATAATTCTAGGGCAACCTTAAGATGTATGTCTGCGAATCTAAATAAGGCCTCTTGGGCAACCAAGTTATCTGGATTTACTTTTTGGATGTATTCCCAAGCTCTATTAAATACTACATATTCACCTGCTTTATCGATATCTACTGTACTTAATCCCTCATCTAATTTTTCAAAAAATTTAAGTAATTGGTCATTAAATACTTGATGATTCTGGATTAGTTTTTTAAACATTCCTACCCAGAATAAAGGATGATTTTTATAATCTAAAGCAATATCTACTTGTTGAGCTTTCTCCCTTAATGACTCGGGTTCATCTCCATTAAACAAGTTAAATATTTTATTAACATCCATACCACGATACATATAGGCGCCATACACTTTTATATAGCGCCTATAATAAACGACCTCGCTGTATTCACATACAGCGTTAAAAATTAAATATTTATTTTAATAACGCGTAATATTCATTAAAATGTTTAATACGATCAGCTAAACCAATAGTACCACCATTTACTCTTTTTGTGACAGCAGTAATTACTTCTGTAGTAGCTCCTTTATCACATATAGACCAAAGTCCATTTTTATTAAAAAACCAAGCAGCTGACATTAAAGGATATTTAGTAGCCACTAAGTCTGGATTTCCTAAGATATCTTCATCTACAAACTTATCAAAAGCAGAATAATTATCTTTACCTGTTAATTGGATATATCCTCTACCTCTAAATTTATATCCATCTTTAGTAGCTTCAGGACCGTTACCCATTCTACCTCCATAAACTTTAGAAGCAATCATTTCTGGTTTACGCTCATATTGAGCAGCAGTAGCAGCATTAAAGTATTTAGGGAAAGTACCTAATAAACCTTTAGCACCATAATTTAAATTTTCATTTACCGCTTTGAATCCTCCTGATTCATGACCACACTGAGATAAAAAGTGGGCAAGTCTTAAAGGATTAGTAATACCAAACTTAACAGCAGTATCCGGAATCATAGAAATAACTGAATCTGGAATATGTCCTTTTAAAGCAGCTAGTTTAAAAGAAGAAGCAGGAACAGCAATAGGAGCACTTCCTTCACTAGGGAACATTTTTCCCCAACTCCCATCTCCTACAATACCATCAGCTGTTAAATTATTAGCAGCTTGCCATTCTTTTACTTTAATTTCAGTACCAGGACCAAAAATTCCATCAGCAGCTAAACCTAATTTAGCTTGTAATTTTTTAACGTCATCACCGTTTGAACCATTTTTTAATAGCATATTTATTTGTCTTTATGTTTATCTATTTTCTCTAAAATTGTATTTAATACAGAATGTTTTATAAAACCTGAATTAGAAGCATTTTTTAAAGCACTAACTAATTGAAAAATTATAAATGGCATTATAATAGTTTCGGAGAGCCAGGACGTACCTGGGAATCCAATTTCAACCATTAATATTACTGTTAATATAACTAACCAAGTAAATGTTGTTTTTAATACTTTTAATGCTTTATAGGTTTTAAAACCTTCTTTCTTTATACCAGCAACTATACCAAAAAACCCATCCATAAAAGCCACCGCCACGACCGCTAAATATTGCTCACTATTGTCCATAGCTAATCCTCCGAAATAGCTACAAACAAACGAACAAGTTGCGGTTAATGATAATAGTAAAACTAGTAACGTAGACTTCATTATTCCTCTATAGGACCTTCCTCGTCCTCTTTTTTCTTACCATTTCTCATGTTCATAAATTTATCAACCGAAGCGATACCAAATGAACCTAAAATAATCACCATAAATCCATCAAAAATGAATTCATTAATAATCAAAGCAGTACCCATGTAACCTGTAACTAGGTCAACAAGTAAAGCTAAAACCAAGCATAAAAAAGCAATAAAACCTACTACGGCTTTTTCATTGATTGTGTTGTTGTCGTCGAATAATTGTTTAAAGAAATTTTTCATATTATAGTTGTTTTGTTGTTTTTGTTAAACTTTCTTGTAACGCTTTCGAGAACGCCTTTCGGTTTAACGGAACTTCATTATTTTCAACATTTAAAAATGCGGCGAAAATAAAGGTTTTTCTAACACCAACTGATTTAAAACAACTATTTCCAATACATATACTAGTTTCTACAAAATAATCTTTCTTTAACCATTGTAGACCCATTATATTTACTATTTGTTGTGGGGAGTAAATACTATCTATATTTACTTGAGTAATAAATGCTACTCCTGAGTCAACAGGGGTATATCCTTTTTCAATTAATAATTCTTCTACAGTTTCTTTAACACCAAAAGTAACGTCTCTGTCTCCAATTTTTTGGATGTGTTGAACGTTATTTACGTGAACACTTACCTTTGTAGTATCAGAAGGTGTTAAAGCTAATAATATAGGAAATAAAAAATTTAACATCTTTTATAAATATTAATAAGAAACAGATCCAGCATAACCAGGTGCTATTAAGTAATAATTAAGTGTTCCTCCTGATATTAATGTAGAGGTAGTAACAGAAGAAATACCTGGGTAAGTGGCTCTAACATTACTTGTAGCTGCTTTTATAGAATTATATTGAGTAGTAGTAAAAATTCTAACATCAGGAGCTGTTCTCCATCTTGAAAATATACCTGCTTTTCTAGCGGCTACATAATACTTATCTGCTATGGAAATATTTCCGTCATCATTAACATCAAACATATGAAACGATAAACCATTTTTAACTACTTTATCTAAAATAACATTAGAGACTGCTTGAATATCAGAAGTAGTATAAGCTTGGATGCGTGTAGGAGCATCAATTTGTATGTAATATTCTTTTGAAGGATCATAAGCTTCAGAAATAGAATAATAGCCTGAAGAGTTAGTATATATTGTTTTATATAAAGTCCAAGAGGAAGTTGTTACTAGATACTCAAACTCTAACACATAAGCTAAATTGTTATTATTATTTAAGTCATTCCATTTACCATTAGATACAAACTGTACGTAGTCTTCATTACCTGAGTTATTTGGTTCTCCATTATTCCAGTTTTTATAAGAGTAAGTTTCTCCTGTTACCCATCTCCAAGTTCCTTCTGTTACTTCATCTGTTAAACCAATCCATCCTGAAGGCCATATATTAAATATAAAACTTTGTTCTGCTGCAGTAGTAATAGTTACTAAATAACCACCCATAGATACACAGTTAGACCTAGCAGTAGTCCACGTAGCAGTACCAGTAGAACGGTAATAAGAGTGTCCGTTGTAATTTTGTTGGTTTGTAAATCCTGTAATGGTTGAGTTGGTTCTTCTATAAAGTTTTATAGCAACGTTATTAGCACCTGATCCATTAGCATTATAAAGATATCCTGAGTAGGTAAATTGACCTAATAAAGTATTTGTAATAAAGAACAATACAATAATCCACCTCATATTTTTAGTTTAGCACCCATTAATATTTGAAAATTTAAAATATCTTGTCCTGCTATATAAGTACCTCCACCTGTTAATCCAATACCAAAAGTTTTAGTTAGTTTATAATTTAGATTTAAAAACGGAATAACAATTGGTTTTGCCTCAAAAATTGATTCTGTATAAAATTTAGAGTAAGGAGAATAAATACCTGCCATAATAATTGTAGCATCTACTGCTTTTCCTAACTTACCTTTATACATAAAACCTCCAATAGCAATAGTT